CGTTCTCGAACGAGCTGATCCAGAACATCGGCGGCCCCGCCCGTCCGGTCGACTTCATGCCGAACGACCGCGACTGCGAAGCGAACATGCTCAACGCCTCCCAGGTGACGACCATCATCCACGATGATGGTTTCCGCTTCTGGGGTGTGCGCGGCACCGGCACCGACCCGCTCTGGGCGCACCTCTCGGTTCGCCGCACCGCGGACATGGTGTACGAGAGCCTGGAGCGCGCCGAGCGCAGCCGAATGGACAAGCCGTTCAGCTACCAGCTGCTCGCCGACATCCAGGGAGACGTCAACTCCTACCTCCGTCTGCTCCGCTCCCGCGGCGCGCTGATCGGCGGCAAGTGTTGGATCGACCCGAACATCAACACCCCGGCGACCTTCTCCGCGGGTGAGCTGTCGGTCGACTTCGACCTCGAACCCCCGGCGCTCCTGGAGCACCTGCAGTTCCGCGCTCGCCGCAACCCGCAGTACTACGTGGACTTCATCGAGGAGTTCTCGCGGGCGATCGCGAGCAACGGCTAAGGCCGGACGCTCACCCTCACCAACAACAATGAGCCTGCCAAGCCGCTCGGTCCTTCGTGACCGGGCGCGCTTCGGCATGGCCGGAGAACTAAATGAGCAACCTTCGCGACTCCAACATTCTGCAAGACTTCACCGTCTGGATCGACGGTGTCGGCAAGATCGGCGAAGCGCCGAACTTCCAGCCGCCCGAGATCAACATGTCCATCGAAGAGTTCCGCGGTGGCGGCATGGACGGCACGGTCGAAATCCCCTTCGGCATCGAGAAGATCGAGTTCGATTTCACGCTTCATACGTGGGACGAGCAGATCTGGACGAAGCTCGGCTACGGCCCGGGTTCGCTCGACGTGCCGATCACGTTCCGTGGCTACCTGCTCTCCCCGGGCGGCGGCGAGAAGGGCGTGATGATCACCACGTTCTGTCTGGTGAAGGCGATCAAGACCTCCAAGGCGGAAGCCGGCAAGAAGGTCGAGATGACGATCAACGTCGTCGCCAACTACTACCAGCACGTTGTCGAGGGCAACACCGTTGCCGAAATCGACGTGTTCAACAAGGTCACCATGATCGGTGGCGTTGATAAGAGCGCCAGCGCTCGCCGGATCCTCGGCTTCACCTACTAAGGTCAGCCAGGCTCCCAACTACGAGGCCCCGTCAACCCGGCGGGGCCTTTTTCTTTTTTCGAAATAGGTGTGCAAACCAATGACGACCGAAATCAAGACCGAAATCTTCACGCTCTCCCAGCCCTTCGAGTACCGCGGCGCGACGTACTCCGAGATGAAGGCTCGCCGCCCCAAGGTGCGCGACCTCCGCAACTTCATCAAGGGCATGGAGAAGGACGCCATCGCCGCGATGGAGAAGGTTCTGTCCGACCTGTGCGAGGTCGACGAGAAGGTGATCTCCGAGATGGACATCGAAGACTTCGCGCCCATGAAGAAGTGGTTCGAAGATTTTTTGAAGCCCATGGCGAGCGAGTAAGCAACATCATCGTCGATGCATTCCCGATCTTCGAGCGTTTCGGATGGACGCTCGAAGACGTGGATCGCATGGACTTCGATGACTTCATGCTCGTCGCTGACGGCGTCCAAGCACTGAACACACGAGACGCTGAAGCGCTCAAGAATGCCCAGGGCGGGAGATAGCCCTGGGTCTTTTCATTTGGATCTCTAGGGAGCTGGGATGTCTGACGAACACTTGAAGGTCATAGCCGAGCTGGAGCTTCGCGCCAGCGGTTCGGCGACCATCGCAGCTCTGCAAGCAAAGATTAAGGCGCTCAAGGACCAGATCAACAAGTCCTTCGCGCCCAACGCGATCCAGGACAGGATCATCTCCCCCAAGATCATGAAGGATCTTCAGGGGACCGGTAAGGCCATCAACGGCCTGACCAAGAAATACACCGACATGGCGAAAGAGGCCCGTGAACTGGGCCAGATGAACGCCCGTGTCTGGGACGGCATGCGCCGTGACATCGAAAAGACCCAGAAGCTGTGGCGAAAGTCCAGCGGCGAAGACAAGCGGCGGTACGCCGACGACCTGAAGGAAAAGGTCAAGTACGCGCAGGCCTATCGCTCGATCTACAACAGGGAGCATCAGGCCTATCTTCGCTCCGTAGCGGCCAGGGACAAGGCTGAGAGCGCTCTGACGCTCGCCAGATTCCGGCAGCAGGAGAGGCTGGATCGTCAGGCCCGCGCATCAGCGCTGCGGTCGCGAGCGGCCTTCACCCGTTCTCTGCAGAACGTTGCCGGCTCGGTGCGAAGCGGAGGCTATCAGGCCGCGCTCGTGGGCGGCGCCCTCGCGTACGGCGGCGGCCGGGCGGTCTCGTCCTCGATCCGGTCGGCAACCGACATGGACCGTGCTGAGGCGAACGCTCGCATCAACATGGACGAGAAGCAGATCGCGGGCGGCTTCGGCGGCTTGCGGAGCCGCATCCTTCCGAAGGCCGTTCAGCTGGGTCAAGACCCGGCTCGCTACATGCAGACCGTCGTCGAAGCTGCCAAGGCCGGCGTTCCGGAAAGCATGGCCGAAGCCACTGGTGAGATGGTCACCATGCTCGCCAAGACGTTTGGCGTCGAGGTCGATCAGGCCATGGACGGCATGGGCTACGCCATCGCGCAGGAGCACGGTGCAGGGCGACTGAAGGATATGACCGGCGTCCGCCGGCTCGGCAACATCGCCGCCTTCCTCTCGGCCAAGACCGCCGCGCGTCCCGATCAGATGTTCTCGTTCCTCCGCACCGGTATGGGTTCTGGTGCGATGCTGGGTATGAACCAGCAGTCGACTCTGGCCTTCGGCGCGTCGGCCATCCAGGCCGGTGCTCAGGGTCAGCAGGCAGCCCGATTCCTTGGCAGCCTCGGTACCAATCTGGCCGAGCTGACGATGGAAGCGGACAAGATCACCAAGAAGCATCACCGCTCCAAGGAAGACAACCTCTTCATGGGCCTGCCCGGTCAGCTGGGCTATGGCTCGTATCAGGACATCGAAGCGCGGATCAAGAAGAACCCGAACACGGCAATCTTCGACCTGATCAAGTCGTTCGGCAAGATCAAGGAGCCGCTCGACCGCAAGAAGGCGATGTCGCAGATCTTCGGCGAGGACTTCTCGCGCTTCCTGGCGAACATGATCGCGTCGCCTGACATGTTGAAGCGCACGCAGGAGCTGGCAGAGGAAGCCGCAAACCAGAAGGAAGGCAACGACTTCATCAGCGAGGCTTGGAGCGAATACGCCAAGAGCCTTGAGTTCCTGATGGATCGCATCAGCGCCGTGTGGAAGGTCGTCAAGACCGAACTCGGCGACACGATGAAGCCGTTCGTGGAGCAGCTCAGCCAGTACGTCACTGACTGGTACAACGCTGTCAAGACTGGCGGACTCAAGGAGAAGTTCAAGGCCATCCTGGATGGTCTCACCGAGGGCTTCCTCGGCAAGAAGGGCACGTTCCGTGACCTGCTTGAGAACATCTTCGGCAAGCCCGGTGAGGGCAGCGCAGGAAACACCGACAACTACTTCAAGTTCGCTCGCGGCTTCGCGGCCGGTCTGCGAGAGGTTGCCTCCACGATCGGCGACATCTTCACGACCCTGTCGAAGTACTTCGGCGGCGGCTCGGATGCGGAAGCACTCGGAAAGTTCACCGCCAAGATCGTCGCCCTGGTGGCTGCGCTCACGGCACTGTCTCCGGTTATCTCGGTCTTCTCGACCTTGGTTACCCTCGTGGCAGGCCTGGCTGCGATCCTCGGAGGTCCCGCGACCATGGCTCTCGCAGCCACGGCCATGAACGACGTCGGAACGTCTGACACCTCTCGCAAGATGAGGAAGCCGGACGGCACAATGGAAACGACCAGCGAGTGGCGCGCTCGCCAGAGCACAGCCAAGAACAAGCTGTACCACAAGCAGTCCGGCTCGGGCTTCAACCCCTCAGACGTTCACCCGATGAACTATCTGGGCGAGAAGCTCGACAAGTTCGGCGGAAAGATCGAACGGGCCAGCCTCATGAGCACTGACATCAGTGCCATGCGGCGCGGCGGCGGGCTCAGCAACGCCTACGCAGGCGCCGGCTCATCCGGTGGCGGCGGAAGCGCTGGCGGCGGCATGGGTCGACTCCTCAGCGGAGTCGGCACTCCCGATGCTCTGATCAACGGCGCCACGCCTGGCGGCCTGCTCCCCAACTTCGGTGTTGGTTCTGGCGGCATCATCAGGCGCGGCGGCAAGGTCGGCATGGGATACAGCAGCCCCGACGTTGGGACCAGCGTTCCGTCTGGCGGGCCTGCAGACATGAGTGTCGGCGAGGGTCTCAGCGGCAACGCCTTCCTTCAGGCTCGTCGTGGCAAATTCGCGGAGGAGCTGCAGAACGATCCGAACCTTCGCCTGCATCTCGCGGCCATGCAAATGACCGAGGGTGCGAGCCGTGGCGGAACGATCGAAAGCCTCATGAACCGCTCGGATATGCAAGGCAAGTCGATGCGATCGATGCTCGGCTACTCGGCTGATGGCAGGATCAATCCGAAGAGCTTCTACGGTCCCATCCGTCGAGGCGAACTTGGACCTGCGATCGAGCAGCTGAAGCGCGACCCGAAGCTCTTTGCGAAGTACGACGCCTACACGCAGCGTGCTCTCGCGGGAAGCCATGTCATTGGTGGTTACACCGACCAAGGTCTGCCGACCGATCCCAACGGATCGGCGCGCACCGGCATCCCGGGGCTCCGGCTCCGCGACCCGAAGACCGGAAAGATCGACGGCAACGAGT